CCGGAAGCGCCCCGCAGATCATCGCCAGCCGCGACGCGACGATCCACACCAGCATCAAGGGCACCTTCCTCGTCAACGACGCGGTCGACTACCTCTCCGACGAGCTCCAGCCTGTCATGATCATCGACGGGAAGGAGACGCCCCTCGGCATCTATCAGGCCGCGACCCCGAGCATCAAGGGCGCGGCCGGTCAGAAGCGCGTCGAGGTCGAGGCCTACGACCGCTGCTGGCGCGTCTACAGCAACCGCACCGAGACCATCCTGCACCTGCCTGCCGGTGCGTCCTATCTCACCGAGATCCGCAAGCTGCTCACCGCCTGCGGCGTCGCGCTCGTCATTGCGACGCCGTCGGACGCGACGCTGCAGACCGACCGCGAGGACTGGGATGTCGGCACGAGCTACCTGACCATCGTCAACGACCTGCTGGCCGAGATCAACTACAACAGCCTCTGGTTCGACGCCTCCGGCGTCGCCCGTCTCGAGCCCTATCAGGAGCCGAGCGCGCAGAACATCGACTGGTCCTACGGCACGACAAACCTCTTCCTTCCGGACCGGCATCCGGGGCCGAACTTCTCAGATGAGGAAGACATCTTCAACGCGCCGAACGTCTTCATCTGCGTCTGCTCCAACCCGGATCTGGAGCAGCCCATGGTCGCAACGGCCGTCAACGACAATCCGCAGTCGCGCAAGTCCACCTTCCGGCGGAACATGCGCATCGCCTCGCTCATCAAGGTCGACAACATCGCCTCGCAGGAGGAGCTGCAGGCCTACGCCGACCGCATGCGCAACGAGTCGCTCCTCTCTGCCCGGGCCATCACGTTTTATACCCTCAATGACCCCGGCCACGGCATCGGTGACGTCCTCGCGCTCACGCATGACGACATCGGCGGCATTTACCTCGAGACCGGCTGGCAGATGCAGCTGTCAGCCGGAAGTCTCATGACACACTCTGCAAAAAGGACGGTGATTGCGTAAATGGAAGGCGTCGACAGCCTGTACACCGAAGAACCCGAAGAGCAGCAGACCGAAGAACAGCAGCAGCCGTTCCAGCTGGCCGTCATTGCGACGGTCGAGGAAGACGGCCTGACCCTCACGCCTGACGGCGCGGAGGAGCCGACCGAGAAGCATTTTAAATGCAACACCGGCATCAACTTCGCCGCCGGACAGCGCGTGGCCGTCCTCGAACTGTCCGGCAGCAAGGTCGTCATGTTCCCGATCGGAAACCCCGGCGCGGACGCGCCGGCGAAGATCCCGCCCGGCGGTACGGCCGGGCAGGTGCTCCAAAAATCGTCCGACAACGACTACGCGCTCACCTGGGGCAGCATCACCGGCCTCCTGCCGACCGGCGGAACGAGCGGACAGATCCTCAAAAAGTCAGGCAACGCCGACTACGCCGTCGAATGGGGCGACATCAACGGTGCTCTGCCGCCCGGCGGAACGACGGGACAGGTGCTCAAAAAATCCAGCGCCACCGACTACGCCGTCACCTGGGGCAGTCTCGACGGCCTCCTGCCGACCGGCGGCACCGATGGTCAGGTCCTGCTCAAAAACGGCGCGAGCAACTACGCCGCCAAGTGGGGCAGCATCACCGGCGCGCTCCCGACCGGCGGAACATCCGGTCAGGTGCTGAAAAAATCCAGCGCCACCAACTACGCTTGCACGTGGGGCAACGTCGACGGCACACTTCCGAGCGGCGGAACCGACGGCCAGGTGCTCCTGAAAAACGGATCGACGGCCTACGCCGCGAAGTGGGGCACGGTATCCGCCGCAGGACTCAAGAGCGGATACAATTCGCTGGAGCTGAAAACAAAAACCCTGACGCCGTCCTCAAACGGCTTTGAGATAGGGACATCGAGCTATCCCGTGACAGTCAAGGGAGACGAAATCGTGCTGTATTACAGTTCATACCGCTACTGCACCCTTGCGTGCAACTCATCCGGGAAGCTGACCGTCAACGGCACAGCCATCAACTAAGGAGGGCATCATGAAATTATACGACATCGCGCTCGCGGCAAAGCCACTGCAGAAGCTCATCGAACAGGACCTGCCGCTCCGGCAGGCCTATCAGCTCGCCATGCTGGCGACCAGGCTCAACCCAACACTCGAATTCTACGGAAACCAGCTCATGAGCGGGCGGCCGCAGGCGGAGCTGAACGAGCTGGACGCCGACACGCTCCCCGAGTTGCCGCACATCACGCTTCCGCTCGACCTCGATATCCGGCTTTCCGCCGGAGATATCAAGTGCCTTGAGCCGTTTGTGACCTTCGAAGGAGCTGATAACGCATGATCACCATCCACTGCTCCCGCGCGTGCGCGCATCTGGCGTCGCCGCCGGAGCTTTTGACGGCGGGGATGAGCAAGGCCGTGACGGTGCAGTTCGTCTTCTCGTCCGCGTGGGACGGGCTGACGAAGACCGCCGTCTTTACCAACGGAAAGACCACCGTCGACGTTCTGGCGGCGAACTGGAACGGGGATACCGTTCCCGTCCCGCACGAAGTTCTAGCCGTACCGGGCCGCCACGCCCGCGTGGGCGTCTATGGCGCGGACGAAAGCGGCGTCGTCCTGCCGACCGTCTGGGTGAGCCTCGGCAAAGTCCAGCCCGGCGCGGACCCATCCGGCGACGAGACCGCCGACCCGTCCCTGCCCGTCTGGGCGCAGCTGCAGAAGCAGATCGGCGATCTGGACGACCTCCAGACCTACAACAAGGGAAACCTCGTTGACGCAATCAACGAGGCCCGCAGCTCCGGCGGCGGCACCGGCGGCGGCTACAACATCGGCGACGGCCTGAAGATGGACCCGGACACCAATACCCTCTCCGTCGACACGGCGGATAAAGTCGAACAGGACAACACAAAGCCCGTCACGTCCGCCGCCGTCTATACCGAGGTCGGAAACATTAACGCCCTGCTGGCGACAATCTAAAGGAGTGATTTTATGAGCACACAGACAGAAGTAACCAGACTACAGACCGCGCGGAACAAGATCCGCACCTGGCTCGTCGGCCTCGGCCTTGCCGCGAGCACCGACAAGCTCGACGCGCTGGCCGAAAAGGCCGCAGCCATCAAAAATCAGGGCGCGGTTGACGCGCAGGTCAAGGAGGGCGAGTCCTATACCATCCCCGCGGGCTATCACAACGGCTCCGGCACGGTCAAGGGCGTCTCCGGCGGCGGCAACTACAACCTCCAGACCAAATCCGTCACCCCGACCAAGGAGCAGCAGTCCGTCGTCCCAGATCAGGGCTACTACGGCCTGTCCGCTGTCACCGTCGGCGCGATCCCGGAAAATTATCAGGACGTCAGCGCCACAACGGCCGCGCCTGCCGACGTGCTGGCGAATAAAGTCTTTATCGACGCCGACGGCGTAACGCAGGCAGGCACCATGCCGGACAACGGCGCGGTATCTAAGGTGCTGGACGCCACGACCGGAAACCAGGAGTACACTGTCCCTGCCGGCAAGCACTCCGGCACGGGCAAGGTATCCGTTGTGCTGGAAACCAAGTCCGCCACGCCTGCCGAGGACGCGCAGGACATCACGCCCACAAAGGGCAAAGTCCTCGGCAAAGTAACGGTAGGAGCGATCCCCGCCAAGTACAAGGACGTTTCCGGTGTGACCGCCGGAGCTGCTGACGTGCTGGACGGCAAGTTTATCGTGCTGGCCGACGGCAGCAAGGTCGAGGGCACCATGGCCAACAACGGCGCGATCTCGAAAACCATCGATGGCCTCACACAGACCAGCGCCACGATTCCGGCGGGCTATACATCCGGCGGCACGGTCAGCCTGACCGACGCGATCGAAACGGCACTCGCCGCGATCTAAAGGAGGAACAGACATGAGCATACAGACAGAGATCGACCGCATTGCGGGTGCGAAAACCACGCTCGGCAATTATCTGCAGCAAAACGGCGTTGCCGTGCCGCAGGGCGCAACGCTCGATTCCATGGCGCTGCTGCTGGCGGACGTGATCGAGAAGCAGAATAAGATTACGGCCAGCGGCATCCTCAAGGGTGACGGCGAGGGCGGCGTATCTGCTGCCGTCGCTGGCACAGACTATCTCAAAACCGCCCCCGTCACCTCCGTCGCGGGCAAGACCGGCGCGGTCACGCTGGCAAAAGCCGACGTCGGGCTTGGGAGCGTCGACAACGTGTCGATCAATTCCCGATTGAACCGCACGACAAACGTCAACGCGGCTGACACCAACTACACCACCTACATGGCCCGCGGCGAGGCTTTGTTTTCGGCGGAGACGACGCCGACGGTGAACGGGACCATTGCTTGGCAATACGAGTAAGGAGGCGCGGCATGGCACACAGGACACTGATCAACGGCACGGGCTACGACATATCCGGCGGCCGGGAGCTGATCGGGGGCACGGGCTACGCGAAGAAGAAAGGCCGGGTGCTGGTGAACGGCACCGGGTACGATATCCCGTTTTCCATCGGCATCCCGCTTTCCACCGTCGCGCTCGGCGATATCCTCATGCTGAACGAAAACGGCAGCCCCGTCCCGTTCTACGTCTGCAAGCACGACTACGAAAGCGGACTGAACGGCGCAGGGCGGACACTTCTGGTGAGGAAGGATTGCTATGACAAGCGTATTTTTGACAGCAGGAGCAAGATTTTCGCCGGGAGCTCGATAGACACATGGCTCAACGGAACCTGGATCAAGCTGCTGACATTGGACGTCCAGTCTGCGGCCGGCACGACAAAAATCTACTACTATGACGGAAGCAAAAAGAAAGCAGTCACGACCCGTGCAGTGTTCCTGCTGTCGACAGCAGAGTTTGGCTACAGCGATTATGCTGATACTGACGGAGAACCACTGGACAGTGCTGTGAGAAAACTACTTTCCACTGCTTACTACGGCGGAAATAGTGTTGTACAGTGGACGCGTACACCGGCCACCTGGACACAGAACAACGTGTACGTTATAATGCCTAGCGACTATTCGACTCATATGCCTTGCAACGACAGTTACGGCGTCCGCCCCGCCTTCACCATCCCCTCGACCTTCCCCGTCATCCAAAACCCCGACGGCACCTACAGCCCGGCAGCATAAAGGAGGCACCACATGGGCACACACCACATTTTGAAAGACGGCACATCCTACGCCATCAAAGGCGGCACCGACCTGATTGCTGGTACAAGTTACCAAATCTGGGGGGTCGAACGCTGGTGAATGGTACGGCGTATGAGGTCAAGTTCAGCGACGGGCTGACGTGGATCATAAATGAGTCCCCAAAAATAATGGTTTTTGAGCAAGCCATTGATTTTACATCAAACGGGAAAAAATTCGACTACTTCATGATCACTGCAGGCTCTCGGCCAAGCATTGTTTACTCTTACGGGCCAGGCGATATTTGGTACGCATATTTCAACGGGAGCTGGACGCAAGAGGCATTCCGGACAGTGACTTTCGCTGAAATGCCAACAGGAGCACTATTAGCATGGCTGCAGGCCAATGCCGTGCAGCAATAGACAGGAGGAACTTATGGACACCTGGTACATCACAATCGGAGGGCAGGAGATCGAGACGCGGCCGGCCGCCGGCCGCATGCGCGACGCCGACTGGGGCGGGCGCGAGAGCCGCGCCGTCACCATCGACAAGAGCGCGGTTGCAGACCCGCTGGCGCTATTCTGCGACGGCGCCGTCTGGGGCATGATTCACCGCTACACCACGGCCGTCCCTGTGCTGGACGCAGAAGGCAACGTCCAGATGAACGAGGACGGAACCGTCAAGTCGACGACCGAGACCGCCGAGGACCGCTACATGGACGACTACGCGGACTTCACCCTCGCCGGTCCCATCACCGACAACCGCGACGGCACCATCACCGTCAAAATGGGCAAGCCCCTGCCCCTCGAGCGGGCAGAGGCAGAAAAAGCCGCCGCCCAGCACACCGCCGCGACCCTCATGGGCATGCCCGTCTATACCGCCATCGGCGAGAGCAGAGCGCAGACCCTGCGCGCCGCCATCGTGACGGCCGCGGCCAGCCTGCCCGACAAGGACGCGTCCGAGGCCCCGGAGCTGTTCCCGCAGCTGACGGGCGACGGCAGTCTCGTCAAGTCCGGCACGCGCATCTGCTGGCAGGGCGGCATCAAGCGCGCAGCCGTCGACATCTGGGACACGGCCGAAAATACCCCGGACGCAGCCCCGAACCTTTGGGAGGATATCCAGTACAAGCAGGGCTACCGCCTCATCCCCGAGACCATCACCGCGACCCTTGCCTTCGCCAAGGGAGAGCGCGGCTGGTGGCAGGACGAGCTCTACGAGTCCCTGCTCGCCGCCAACGTCTACACCCCGTCCGTCAACCCGGACGGGTGGAAGAAGATCACGGAAGAAGGTACATAGCCATGGACACCAAGACCATCATCGTTACGCTCGTCTGTGCCGTGCTCGGCTCGTCCGCGCTGACGGCGGTCGTCAATGCCGTCGTCGGCGCGATACAGAAAAAGCGCGGCAAGGCCACAACGCAGGAGGCGCACCTGGCCGAGATCGACAAAAAGCTCGGGAAAATGCAGGAGCATCAGGACGAGCAGTATCTGGCGATCCTCCGGCTGACCATCATGTCGGAGGAAATGCCAATGGCAGAGCGCCTGATTGCCGGGCAGAAATACGTCAAGCTGGGCGGAAACGGCGATGTAAAAAAGTTTTTGCACCAGCTGGAGGCGCAATGCGAACGCAATGGAGTTTAGCAAGAAGTGGCTGATCTGCAGCGCGCTCGTCAGCCTCGCACTCATTATCGCCTGCGCGGCAGGCGCAGACCTGACGGAGATCACGCTTGCGGTGCTGGCTGAAACAACAGCTTCCAGCGGGTTTTACCTCTGGAAAGCCAAAAATGAAAACCGCGCGAAGTACGCGCAGAAGTACATGGATAAATGGGCTGAAAAATACGGCCCGGAAGCGGCAGCACGCATCGCAGAGATCGTGCTGAAAGATTGAAAGGAGCATACATATGGACTACACACAGATCATCTCGGCAGTGATCGCGCTCATCAGCGCGCTCGTTTCGGCATTTTTGATTCCGTGGCTCAAAACCAAGATCGACGCGGATAAGCTGCAAACGCTCCGCACCTACGTTGAGATCGGCGTAAAGGCGGCGGAGCAGCTGTACACCGCGACGGACGGCGCGGCGAAAAAGGCGTATGTTGTGAACTTCCTCGCCGAGAAGGGCATTCAATTTGATGTGGAAACAATCGACAAGCTGATCGAGGCCGCCGTGCTGCAGCTGCACCACGAGCTGTACGGGAGTGAGCGGACATGAGTTACGTTATGAGAGCATCAGAGCTTGTAAAAAAGCACATCGACGTTGCAAAGAATTACAAAACCGTGTACATGTGGGGCTGCTTCGGCTCTCCGGTCACGGATGGGATCATCACTGAGAAGGCAAACCAATACCCGGACTGGTACGACGCCGCAAAGCAGGCCAGATTCCGCGGGCTGATCGGAAAGGGCTACTTTGGCTTTGACTGCGTGAATCTCACAAAGGGGATCCTGTGGGGATGGAACGGCAACAAAAATGCCTACCACGGCGGCACCCGCTACGCCGGAAACGCCGTCCCGGACGTATCCGCAGACGGTATGATTGCCAAGTGCAAGGACGTATCCGCATCCGGCTGGGACAAGCTCGTCCCAGGCGAAGGCCTGTGGATGCCCGGGCACTGGGGCCTGTACATCGGAGACGGCCTTGCGGTCGAATGCACGCCGATCTGGTACGACGGCGCACAGATCACCGCCGTCCAGAACATCGGCACGAAAGCAGGCTATCACGCTCGCAAGTGGCAGAAGCACGGAAAGCTCCCGTGGGTGGACTACGACACGGAAACCGTCGATAAGGCCGTCGAGGACGCCAAGAAGACCATCAAGGCAAAGGCCGGACTTGCGGACAACACGATCAAATATCTTGCCGATTACAAATACGGCGACGATCTCCTGAAAAAACTGGCTGCTGCCATGAGATAAAACCTGCCAGGACGGCGGGCCGAAGGGAGTGACAGCAAATAACTGCGCGGCTGGCTCTGCCGAAGGAGCTGGAACACCTCACGCGCAGCGACTGGGAGCGCGTCACTGACGAGGGCTTATTGGATGAAATCGATCAGCAGATTGTGAATCTTTATATCGTGCGCAGGCTCCCGCAGCTGGACGCCGCCGCCGAGATCGGCGTCGACCGAAAAACCATCTCCCGCCGCCTGCCGCACATCTACAATATCGCCCGCCGTCTGGTAGGGAAAACGGACAAAGAGAAAGCGCCATGAGCAACGGCTCATGGCGCTTTTTCTATGTTCCGGGATTGGCTTTCGGACGATAGTTCGGGTTATACGATCTGCATGCGCGCTCCAGCGCGCGGAAGTCGCAGGAGATCTTACAGATGAAGCTGCTCTTTCCATTGACGACATCGTAGTATGTACGATTGGCATGATCCAGAATGGCAAGCTTCTGACGGTTGCAATGCTCGATCTGGTTCAGGAGCAGGTTGCGATACTTCACATCCGGCTCTGCGGAAATGTCGTATTCAAGGATCGCAGAATCAGGAACAGGGACCATGTTGTTGAAGCCGAGAAGACCGAGGCGTCCACCGTCAAGCTTCAGGATGTGCTTGCCGGGCTTTAGATTGGCATGGTTTGGCTTCGGGGATTCCATGGGGACGAAATAGCGGAAGCTTCCGACAGTGAGAACAACGCCGACATAGGGGCGACGCTGGCCCTTGTTGAACGGGACACGGAAGTCACGGGAATGGAGGAAGGAAATATAGCGCTCACTGATGTGGCAGATAAAAAGATTCTCCAAGATTCGACCTTTCCGGGAAAGAAAAAGCGAGACTGCAGAAGTCTCGCTTTTAGTTGCCCATGATTTTTTAAGCCCCTACTTAACGGCAAGGGATTTCCGCTTTTTTGGCTCCCTACTTGACGGCAAGGGATTTCCGCTTTTTTAGCTCCCTATTTAACGGCAAGGGATCTCCGCTTTCATGGGCAGATGATGAACGGCGACGTTCAATCTCTGTAGATTCCTGAAATGGTTGTGCCGCGGATCGTGCGGTGCCAGATTTCAGGATTCTTTCGCGGATCTCTCCGCACCCCTAGTATAAACTCAAAAATGTGTAGAAGTCAAGAGGGGTACTGGGAAAATTTTTAAGAGGAAAGCATGTCCCACAAATGGTACACAGATGTCCCGGAAATGTCCCCCATAAAAACCGGGGAAGCGGTAGACTGAACATAGAAACCGGCCGGTTTACTACATTTTCGGAGGGATTTTTATGGAATACGCAAGTAATGGCAAGGGCAATCTGGGTGTGACGCTTGGCGCAATCGGCACCGGTCTCGGCGTGCTGAACGGCGGTCTCGGCGGCATCCTCGGCGGATTCGGCGCGAATCCTGCTGCGGCTGCGGCTATGGCCGCGGGCGACAGCGACAACCACTTCGTCAGCCGGTATGAGGCTGGGCAGTCCGCAAGAATCGCGGAGCTGGAGACGGAAGTCAAGCTGCGCGACGCGAACGCTTACACCGACAAGAAAATTCTCGAGGTGTACCAGTACACGGACGGCAGAATGCGCTCGATCGAAGAGCAGCTTTGCCAGCAGCGCGTTATCAACGCGCAGACCACGGCGAACCTGTCCTGCATGCAGAACGAGATCGCGACTCTTTCCGGCATGACCAAGACGGTTATCCCCATTGCCAACATCTGCCCGGAACCGATGCAGCGGTATAACAGTTGGACGGCTCCGACCGGCACAGCGGCGGCTAGCGAGGGCTAAATGCAAGGGGCGGCAATAGCCGCCCC